TGGGTAAGCCCCTATTGGATTTTCTACGCGAATACGCGGTAGCCCTGCTTCTTCGTCTAATTCAATAATGAAAGGGACGAAACCAAATGTAATGTACATGTCTGCGCCTGTGTACATCTGTACTTGCAAATCAGAGTTTGCAAAATAATTATTAGCAATACGAGTACGTGTGTCCGCAAACTTACGAGCACGGTCGTTTGCTTGATTAGCAGCAGAACAATTAACAGATGGCAATGGAGCCATTACTTCTGATAAGTCACGGGCTACAATGTCAATAAAGTTAGCAACTACGTTAGCGTCAACACCCTGTGGAAAAAAGTCTGGGTAAACACTTGCTATCTGTCCTTTACGGACAGCAAGAACATCTTGTTGGCGTGCATCACGCTCTGCAGCACGGTCTTTAAGTGATGCAACCCGTGCAGAAATTTGTTCTATAGAAAGCATTATTGTCCTAACGGTTGGTTAAAAAATTATTTACGCTTTGTGCCTGGTTTTGCTGCAGTCTTGCGTGGAGCAGAATTAATTTTAATTGTTGATGCAGGTTTTCTAAGAGCAACGTTAAAAGCATTTGCTGGTTCAGCAACAGGCGTAGCACGCTTAGGTAAGTTTTTAATTTGAATTGATGCTTTACGAGAAGTGCCTTCTCCGCTTTTCATTTCTTTCATCATTAACTTAGCAGTACTTGGTGGATTAGGTTTGTTTTTAGCAGCAGGCTTTACCTTAACATTAGACTTAGGGTTAGTAAGTGGCTTTTTCTTAGCAGCCTCTTTAACTAACTTTTTAGTTGCTGCCTTTTTAATAGCAGCACGCGCTGCTGCTCCTATTGCTAGTCCTACTAATGGTGCTACCATAATTATTTACCCTTACTTTTTTTTACTGGAACTTTTGAAGTAGTTAATTTATTAGGATTGCCAACCAATTTTTTAGTTGGATACTTTGTAACAGAAGCACGCTTTGAATATCCTTTAGCCTCAAGTTCTGCGCGGTGTGCATTATCACGAACATTACGAGCAGTTCCTTTAACTTTAGCACCACTCATATATTCACGCATATTGCCACTTTTAGTACCTAAGTTAACAGCACCAGCGCCTTCAGATTTATATTTATTAGCCTTTATTGTTGCCTTCATTTTGCCAGTTGAAATATTTTTAGGTCCACCTTTAGGAGCCTTAATTGCTTTGCTTGCCATTTTACCAACGGCTGCTTTTTTAACAGCATTAGATGCAACCTTCTTTGCAACAGCACGGGCCGCTACTCCCGCTGCTAACCCTACTAGTGGTAGTACCATAGTTATTCCTTATCCGTATTGTTGTTGCCACATTTCAGTGGCTGCCTCATCTAAGTTTATAGATGTGCGTTTATGCTGTTGCGCTCTTGTGGCCCAACGGTTTGATGCGTATCTAGATATGTTACTGTTCTGTTGCATAAACTCACGGGCACGGATAACCGCAAACCATAAAGCCATAACAGTATCTGTCTTACCTCTGGTATCAGGCTTCCAAGTAATTAACTGTTGCACTAACGCCTTCATACCTTCTGAGTTTTCAGTACTAGGTAATTCTATAATGTTGTTCTTTTGGAACTTACCTTCGCGAGTAGTGCCAAAGAGCGTTGACATTGATGCCACACCGAAGTTTGTGTCCCATTTGTTCTTGCCTGTAAAGTGAGAATTAAGCCGTACGCCGTGTGAAGAGAGCCATGTTCGTAGTTCTTCATCAAGGGAGTAGGCTTTTTGGTGGGCGTTGATTTCAACGCGGAACTCTTGCGGTCTGTACCGAAGCGTAAAATCTTCAATGGCTTGCCTAATCTTTTGTGGCGTAGGGTCTGGCATGTTCAAACATTCTAGAACATAAATCTTTCCATCGGTCCTGTTATAGGTGATAGCCACAAATGCAGCGTTACCCGCCATAGCGGGGTCAAAGCCAACAATAGTGTAACCCTCAACCTGAGGTGGATGTCCCGTTGCACCTGGCTTTAATGGACCACGCTTTCGCATACCATTGATAGAACCTTGCACCAGTTCAGGTGGAAAGATGGAGTCTTCAGTTACATCTTCTTGTTGATAAACAAGTGCCCATGTTGCTGGGGTTACTTCGCTTCTACGCTTGAAAAGCGTTTCGCCATCCCACTTAGGGTATAACCCTTCTTCATTAGGTGGGGTATCTTCATCCCCATCCCAGGGTGTATCACTTGCAGGCCAGAGAGTTGTCCAGTCTTCTGGCTTATCGCTATAGTCAAGAACTGCTGGCATACCCATGTATGTGAAAGGTGACTTACCACCAGACCAATGCTTAGGGTCGCGGAGTTCTTTATAGAAATCAGATGGGGCGATACGGGTTCCTACCACCAGTAACTTACCGTTTTTGCCCAAACGGGTAATAACTTCTTTTTGCAGCCAGTTAATCTGCTTCTCATGCTCGTGAGCGTTAGAGGTAGTTATACAGTCATCTAGGATAATTAGGTCAGCACGTGCGCCATAAATCTGACCACCCATACCCAGTGCCTGAATCGTTGGGTCTTTTTCACTTGAGTTTCTCGCATCACTCCCAAGGTAGACCGTGTCAACTCGCCAAGTATCTGAGTCCTCTTTCCAGCCCCCTTCTGGTCCAAAAGTTGTTTGCAACTTTAGCCAGCGCGGGTGGGATAATCTCTGCTTGATTGCGTACACGAACTCGCGTGCTTTAACAAGGGTCTTCGAGACCACAATAATGCGGACGTTCGGATTGAGAGCGATGCGATAAGTTGCGTAGTTAACCGTAATGACGGTTGATTTGGCGTGCTCAGGGGGAACGTTTAGAAGTAGGCGGTTCCGATTGCCTGGCTCGTAAATCATATTGGGGTGCAGCCATGATGGCTCGCGTCCCTCTAATAGGTCAATCCAATCCATATGATGTGGAAAAACCCGCTGGTCCAAAAACATCTCAGAGAACTGAGGAAAAGTAATATCTTCACGGGCTACGCCCATGGCTTTTAATGAACGCTCTTTAGCGTTTTCCTTTGCCTCGACAAGGGCGGTAGCAAAGGCTGGGTCTCTTAAACACCAGATACGAACAGTGTCTGGCTTTTTGCCATTTTGTTCCATAGCCCTATGTACCGACATACCTTCAGATACCAGTGCCAAAACTTTGGCTTTAGCCTCTGCTGCCATAGCGGTACGGGGGTTATTAGTCTTTTGAAAAGTCACGTAACTGTCCCATCTGCATATAGTACAGACCAGTTAGTAACGGATAGTAGATACAGTCTGTAACGCAAGTTCCTGAAGAACTTGCTTAGGTAGTAAAAGAAATAGTCTCTATATAGTATTAACCCGTTCAAACAGCCATTCCGAACGGTTCAAAGGCAAAAATCTTTTTACTTAATTAAAACAGTTAAATAACAGCCTAAACAGGGCATAGGGGACTGTACGGGAAAATCTTTATGGGAGATACAGTATATCTTACAGCCGTAGTTTAATCACTCTAGGGTCAGAAACAGACTACAGGTAGACAGATACAGGTTGACCTGTACTGTACAGGCTGAGTGTAGACAGAGACTAGTCTGCGGCTCGATAGACAGGACTACCTCGCCCCTGTTTTATTAAACTGAAATAGTTACAGCCCTGGCGATGGCTGGCAAACCCTCACCTCTGCTACCGTAGCCAAGGGTCGCACCGAAGGCTGTCCGCCCGCGCAAGCGCGGTCTCGCCTGTCGCAATCGAAGGCATAGCCTTATGGTCTATTGCCTTCTCATGCTGACATGCACTCAGCCCTCATCTCTCGCCAGTCTGTCGGCGCGTCCAAGGCCGCGCTACGCCATCCTCAGGCTCGTGCTCCTGCGGTGCCTTCATCATACTCCGTCGTCAAATCGTTCCCTGCTCTGCCTATTCAGCAGAGCAAAGCGGTCACGATTGCTCTCAGCGTGGTAAACCACGCTTCTGGCCTGTCTGAAGCGCCCACAAGTGTGCGCCTGCTCGCAGGCTCGCAGTCCAGCCATGCCCCGCATCCAGCGCAATTGCGCTGTCTGAATGACTTAGGAGTATTTCTTGCGGCGTTTCCACAACGGGTGGAGACGGAAAAGAAAGGAACGACAATGCACACAATAAGAAACATAGTGCTACAAGACACACAATGCCAATGGTGTGGCGACTATGCGGTTATCGAGTGCACAACATGTGACCACATGGAATGTGACACATGCGGTGCAGGCGGATACTGCGACTGTATAGGAGGACAAACAAATGAGTGACGAACTAACTATCTCCAACCCATGCTACCAGTGCATGATTCAGATGGAACTATGTGTGGACTGCCAAGACCTACGCGACTCACGGGCGACTAACATCGCCCATGAGATAGTAGATGAGGCAAACCTCATCTACCCTGCACAATGGCACAGTGTAACTGAGCCATCAGGACATGATTGGGTTAGCCCTACTACACGCGTAGAACCGTACTTCGTATACGCTACCCAAACCTGGGAAGATACCCGTGACGAGTTCCTAGAACCTATCACCAACCTATCCGATAGGTTCTTTGAACTGGTTGTGGACTTAGGTTCACATGAAACCGTGTGCCAAGACTGCCACATGGTATGCAACAAGCACGCTGTATGTCCAAGTTGTAACTAACAAACCAAGCAGACCTGCTCTGAACAAGTGCAGGAGCAGGTCTGCACAACAACACTACCAACAGAAAAGGAAATAACATGAACACAGTCACATTCAAGAACAGCGTTATCAAGAATGTTGTTGACCGCAATGG